GCGTCATTAGTTGATGCGTGCTATGGAGAAGGCATGGTTGATGATGAAATAGCCGATAGATGGTTGGATATCCTTAGGACTTGGCAAGATAAAACAATCGAGATTATATTGTCGGATGTTGAAGAATTAAAATTTAATGTGACTTGGAAGAGTGATTATAAATTTGATGATATCTATCTGCATCCTTATGATATAAGGAAAGTGAGTCCCAATGTAACCAAGGACGTAACGGGGAAGAAAGAAGTTAACACAGTAGCCTACATTAAAGAACGAGTTCAGAAAGAAACAGGTATATGCCATGTTATGAGGTTTAGAAATACTTTGGCGTGTCTTAGATCAGCAGTTGGTTGTGAATACTTCAAAAACTCTAAATTAATTAGAATGTTAAAACATTATATTAATATAGTTGGATGTGATCCATTTATTGAAGCGAAAGATGGTAAAATTGAGCTAAATTGTTTTGATGCTATGGTGTCAACTAGATGTTTGGTATTGGTTAATGTAATGATAGGAGTGTATTCTGGTACTTTTGCTGAAGATATTGGTGTTGAATTAGGTACTTTCTTATTTGAAGATCCATGGGAAAATACCACTTTTATAAAGAAGAATTCAACAATATTAAAACAATCAATGTATAACGTTGCACCTAAAGCTCATCCTGTAGTTTGGTCTAATGATGATGATATTCATTCAGCTAACAGTTTTGATATAGGGTTTACAACTGATAATGATCTACAAACTTTTAAACGTCAGCAAGTGGACTGGACGAATGATTTTAAGAACTTAGGTGCTAAGCTTCCGTTAATAGCAAAATTATTTAAATCGTTGGTAACAACAGAGGTTAACGAAGATAATTTAAGACCAATGAACTGGCTTGTATTCGTTGAAGCATACTCAGGTTTTATGCGTAGTAATGATTTTTTATCACATATGCGACAAGTGGAGGCTGGTGATGGTCCAATTGATCCTCCGTTCACTCCTTTTCTGAAACAAGTATGGGAAGAAGCTCTAGAAGCATGTTATGATAGGTTAATATCGTTAGATTACCCTACATATTTAGAAAAGCTAACAGCAAAGATGACATCAAAAAGTGCTGGAGGAGACAAAGTCACTATAGACTTTAAATGGAAAGGTGAAGATATGTCGTTAAAGTTCACCTCTAAGATTATGGTATGGTTCGTTAAATGTTCAAAATGGTTGGAGAAAGATGAAGTTATGAAGCAGTTAACCAGTGAAGTTCCTGGATTAATCTTTTCAAGAAACGTCCCAGCTAGAGATACTAGAGCTATTTTCGCTATACCAGGACCAATGTATGCTTGCGAGACATGGTTAGGTTCAGTATTATTAGATTATTTATCAGATTGTCCAGAGTTTACTCTAGCTAAAGAGTCTAATAGTTTTATAGCTAATCATGCCTTTGGTTTAAAAGCAACTGGTAGAGATGATAATTTAATAGTATTGACTGATTTTTCAGCTTTTGACGCTACTCAAAAATGGAATAACGTGAGAAAGGCTTTAGTGGAACAGCTAAGAGATTGGGCAAAAAGAAAGAATTTTGGAAAATTTGGATTCTGGGAGTCAGCTCCAGAGATGATTTGCACAATTTGGGAGAAGACAAGAAATGCGGTCTTTAAAGAGTTAGATGTTGAAATAATATTAGATATGTTGTTTTCAGGAGAGAACATGACTATATCGATAAATTGTCTAACTAATAAAGCGTTCTTTAAGTATTTCTTAAATAAATTTTCGAGTGATATCATAGGTGCAACAATTATGCACAAATTATCCCTAGTTGGTGGACATTATGAGATTATGGGTGATGATTTCTATGCTATTTTCAAAATGTTACAAAATCTTACAGCTGATGAGATAAAATATTTCTCAGAATTTTTGTCTAAATGCGCAGAAGAGTGAGGTCTTAAAATAAATGCTGTCAAAACTATGATATCAAAACATCAGTACGAGTATTTAAAGAAGAGAGCAGTATACGGATATATTATACCGAGATTATCACAGATACAAATATTATGCAGCGAGAGAGTGAATTACTTACCTCCAGCTAACCAACAGTTAACAGGTTATTTACAATTATTAGGAGAGTATGTTAGCAGAGGGGGGTCTGTTAAACTGGCTAACGCTTTAGCTGTATTTACTTGGAATGTGAAAAGAGGTGTTAAAACCAAAGATAAGGGTGTAATAAAGTGGGTTAAGTTACCTTTTTCTGTTATACATCTGCCACCATCTTTAGGTGGGTGCGGTTTTCTATTTAATACTTGGATTGGGTCTAACAAAGATGCTCTAGTTGCGTTACGAATGACACCAAATCAATGGGATAAATTGGCCGTTATGGCAAATTTCGTTGACGTAGCTGCCACAAATATCAGAGGCGATGTAGCGAGAGCTATCGAGAAATCAGGGGAGGTTGATGATGGTTTAAATTTCTTAAAGAAGGTACAAAATTTTCCAAATATAAGAGCTAAAAAGTTAAATGCATATATGGCTGGTCAGAAGTTGGAAAGCAAAGGAATTAAAATAGATACAAATTTGGCTTATGAGAATTTACCGTCGAGATCGATATTTAGAGCAATTAAAGATAACCCAGTATTATACGAAGTCGAGTATGAAGTCAGAGATAGAATATACAACATGATTATGAATAACGTTCAGAAAAAGATTTCTTCAAAACGTTTCGAGTGTAAAATGACTAGCGATGAATATAAATTAGCCACTGGTGCATTCAGATCACACTTAGGCGCAACAGTTGTAATTAAAGGAAGTTTGGATGGTAAGGAGGTTTGGGCTGATTATCTAGATAAAACTTTGGTTGAGGTTGAAATTGAAGATATGGATTTGGACTCAACGTGTATTAAGGCTTCAGCGTTATGGGAAATGTTTGGTTATCATACTGGAAAAGGCTCTAAGTTACTATCCAAATTCAACTTTCTAAGTTTCTTTGTGCTGCATAAAGGAATAGATCTACCTCCTAGACATAAAGTATGTCCATTAATAGGTATAGATAAGGGTATTAGAGATATTATGATGGCAGTTGGGATTAGCTGTAAAAGTGATGTCATGGCTAGAGATACTTCAAAGTTAATAATAGAGTTAAAAAGACATGGCTTACCAGAAGATATAATGCCTGAAACTCTATTTAGAGAACTAGCGAGAGTTAGAATGTACAGTTATGATAGTGCAGTAGATTATTTAGTATATATGGGGGTTGAAGGTTTAGCCTCAGAAAAATTTGTTGGTGAATTAGACCAAAAATTGTTGCAAATGAATGTTTTTACCAAGACAGATACTTACTCCGTTAGCGATATGATAACAGGTCAGATGGATTTAAGTAAAGATACAATTAATAGGTTGCTAGTGAGAGAGACCACGGCTAGTGACCATTTAGATTCAATAGCTAAGGCAATTTTATTTGCTTATGCTATATGTCTTCCATGCAATGAAAAACTCTCAAATTGGTATATTGAAAAGATTGATTTCAAGGTACCCATAATATTAAGAGAAATTTTCGGTAATAAAATGGACGAAATATATTACGATTGGTATACTCCAATGGTGTTCTAAGGTCTTCATTTACTTCAGACAGCGGTATTCC